AGGTGTGTACTCTGCTGAATAGGTGAACGTGGCCCATATGTCTCTGTCACCAAAGTTCTCATTGATGACCCTCTCGCACTGCTTCCTGCTGTTCTTCTCATTCAGGTTCCTCTGTGCCTGTCTGTCCTTCTTCCTCCTGCCCTCCTCTGGAATCTCTTCTTCTCTCTTTCTGGTGAACTCTGGATATATCTCGACTTCCAGTTGCTCCCCTGCTTTGATCTCCTTTGTGGCATACACATACTTGATCTTCTTTCCATCCATCATCCTCTTGATGATGTCCTCTTCCAGATTCTCAATCTGCTTCTGATATGCCTCTTCATAGTCATACTCTACATAGACATTCTTCTTTCTCCGTCTCCTGCTCTGCTCCATCCTGAATCACCTCTGTCACTTCTCTTTATCGTTGAAGTGTTACTATCCATTACAAGTCCGCCGAACCGCTTCGGGACGCTTGTTTTGATTGACTTTTCAGGCCGTTCGCAGTACAATAATACCGAGATGTGTGTTGACCTGAACGTCAACGAATCGCCTTCGGAAGCCTGCAAGCAATTCCGAAGGCTTTTTCATTTCATGCACTTCTTTTTTCTTCTTTCTCTGTCTTTCTGGTTACACTTGTCAATTTCACTTTTGCTGAATCTTCCCTGCTGTTGACGATCATTGCGATTGCAGCGAATACCTTCAGCACATCCGGTTGTGTTCTTACTGCCATGTTGATTTCTCCTTCATTGCTTTATCACTCTGCACCGATGTAGTTCAGAACTTTCTCGATCATGCAATCGTAAAACGCTTCGATGACATCTCTGACTTCATAATCATCATTGAACTGATCCTGAACATATACCTCATCCCAGTCTCCCTCTATTTCAAGTTGCTCTGCTATCTCCTGATATGTCTCGTGAATCATCTCTCGCGTTTCTGCATTATTCCGTGACAGTTCTTCTCGAAGACGCTTGTCTGCTCTGATTCTTCTTTTCAGCATCGAAGTCTCATCTGTTCTCATTCGTCCTGCCATATTGCGTTCGCCTCCTCTTTGCAGTCTCTTTCCATGTAATAGTCATACAGGAACTCTTTCTGCGCCTTTGTGTACTCTCTGGTGATGTCCCTTGTTGGAATTGCGATTCCCTGCTGCGGATTGTGCAGAAGCACCCATCCTCTTCTGACCAGATAGTCCGCCGCTCCGATAACATCCGGGGAACTTTTCACCATTCCTGATGCGTTGATCTCCACCATCGCCGCAAACCGTTCCTCTTGTGTCAGGTTCTTGTCCAGATAGTCGTTCGCCCATTCCTGATGATTTCCCCACTCTACCGCATGGAAGGTTCCGTCCGGCTCTAACCATCCATAGTCCTCTGTGGTATGATCTTCTTTATCCATCATTCGTGCCATGAAGCTGTCGAGCGCATCCTGCTGTCTATCCTCCGCAGTCTCTTCTCCGAGTTCCTTTCTGATTTCTCTCTGTGTGCTTTCCGATATGTGGTTCATTGCTACGTCCCACCGTTCAATCATCCTCCGCAGGTCCTTCTCTGCTTTCTTCCGTCTTTCGACTTCTTTCCAGATGTTCATGCTCTGCGGCATCTGTTCTTCTTCTCCCGGTTCGTATGTTTCGAGATGATATGTGCCTGCTGCCGTGCTCCCCTTCAGAGCGGCGCGGCCGAGCAGAATGTCCTCTGCATATCTCCTGATCTGCGCTTCTGGTGTATCTGTCCCGGTCATGCTGTCCATCAGAATCTCAATGACTTTCTCATGGCTCTTTTCTCCGGTGTAAAACCATTCTCTCGCAAGCTGCGTGATGAACTCTCCGTGAATGTCGAATGAAATTCTTCTCACTATTGGTCCGTCGTTCACTTTTGTTCCTCCTTTTCTCTGACTTCGTTCAGGATTATCTTTCGGAAGATGCTTTCAAAGATCGGAACTGCGATGCTGTTCCCTGCCTGCTTATATAATGCTGTGTAGTATCTCCCTTTCTTCTGCTGTGCTTTTTTTGCTCTCTCGAAGTCCTCGTCCGTGTAGCCTTGCAATCGCCAGCACTCCAACTCCGTCAGGTATCTGTATCTTCCCTTTCCGCAGTCAATCACCTGCGCTGGTGTTCTGTCCTGCCGTGTTGTGATCGTGAAGGCATAGTCTTCGATGACCGTTGCTCTTCTTACGCTCCCGGTCACTCCGATCACCTCTCTCACGGATGGCTGTGTCACATCGTACACTTCCGGCACTTCTTCGTTCTTTTCCAGAAACTCATCAATGCTCCGCATCGGTGTCCGAATCAGTTCGTCGAACTGAAACTTCTCTCCTCCGAGGACGGATATTGTGAACACTCTTTCTCTGGCCTGCGGCAATCCGAACTCTCTGGCATCCAGCACCTCATAGTTGTTCGTGTACCCCATGCGCTCCATCTCTTTCTGATACCGGATGAAGTTTGCGATCATGTGTCGGCTCGTTACGTTCCGCACATTCTCCCATATCACATATTTTGGTTTCCACTTTCCCATCTGCTCGATGATATGTATTGTCTCCCACATCAGGCTCGACCGTGTTCCGCTTCCCTGATCGGCTCCTTTGCCTCTGTTGATTCTTCCGTCCTCTGCCTTTGCTTTCCCCTGATGTCCTGCAATGCTCATGTCCTGACATGGACTTCCGTGAATCAGGATGTCAGGCTTCAGATTCCATCCGACAACGCTCTGCGTCTTGTACGGCAATTCCTCTGCGAACATCGAATTGTATGACCTCACGGCCTTTTCATCTATTTCCACATAGTCAATCGCCTTCGTCTGGATGCCGAGGTTGCGGAGCGCACATCGCGGACTCCCTATTCCTCCGAACAGTTCCAGAATTTGCACTGGCCGCTGTTCATTAAGCATCTGCATCACCTTCTTTTTGCCTTCCTTTTCTTTTTCCTCTGTATGATCGGGCAGTCATCCATTCTTTTTTCATCGTGTGACCCATCAGTTTTGATGATGTGACCTGTCAGGAAGCATTCGCCCTCTTCAAATTTCTCTGCCTCCACCAGCCAGAACGGACAGGCTGTGCAGGCTTTCGGCAGTTCTTCCGCTGCCACCATGAATCCATGTGCATCATAATTTGTTATCATGTTTTTCTCATTCACCTTCTCTCTGGCAAGCGTTCTCACCGCGTCTGCCTTTTCACCTTAAAAAGTGCTAAAACCTGTTATCCATCCATACAGTGTTCTGGCAGACTGTACGCGCCGCCATGTTTTCACGATGCTCCGATAATGTCTTTCGGCTTGCCATCATCAGTGAACACGTTGCCGTCGTGTCCAGACAGGGCGAATGCCCTGTTTCGGCTTTTATTACATATCAAGCAATTCTTTCAGGAGTTCTGCTGTCCACTCTGTCAGTTTCTTTCCTGATTCCAGATACTGTTTCAATGCTTCTCTCTGTTCTTTCATTTCCTCCTGTGTTGGAAGCTCTGCCGTTTTACCTCCCTGCTCTATTGCGTTAAAAATCGCATACAGTACGAGCAGACAATCTTCTTTGCATTTGTACTCTGCAATCTCTTCGGCGCATCCGCCAAACACCTGAATCGTGTGTCTGATTTCTTCTTTCTTCCCCTCCTTGAAGTTCTCTTCCTTATATCCGATTCCCTCAATGTGACCTGACGTATTGAAAATCCTTGTTTTGTCCTGTGATAAAATGAACATCCTCTTCTCCTTTCATTCACTTGAAACTGTATTCAACAACTTCTGCGTTTGATCTGACTTTGATGTCTTCTTCATACATAAATGCTTTGCACTGGAAGAACTGGACTGAATGGTCAAATGATTCCTTCACCTTGTTTGCTGGAAGAATCACCTCTATCACTGCCACTTCATCGTGTCCTCTGATTGCCACGAACTTCGCTGCGTCCTGTGGCTTTTCGCAGAGGTACACGCAACCGTCCCATCCTCTTTTCACTACTCCGTCAGCAATAATCTTCTCCATCGTCTCCGGTGTTGCTGCATGGTAATATTTCTTTCTCATTCTCTTCCTGCCCTTCGTCTTTCTCTCTTGTCCAGTTCCTCCATCACTTTCCTGTATCTGCTCCGGTTTGCTTTCTGCTTCTTGTACTCCTCTGCGAATCCATGCACATCTTCTCCGGCAATGATTGCCGCTGCCATCTGATCTGCTGCCCTCTCCATCTTTCCGATTGACTCTGCTTCCTTGTCATAGGCCATGCAATACATCTCCTGAACCAGTTCTTCAGGAATCTCGTTCGCTTTTGCCTCTGCTCTCACATTGCAAAGTTCCGTGTTCAGTTCTGAAATGGTTGCTCCTCTCTTCTCGACGGTCTTCTTCAGGTCTTCAATCTCTGCTTTCAGGTCTTTGTTCTCTTTCTCTGCTTTTCTGGCATCCTTCTGTGCAATCTCCGCACGTTCCTTCATGCTATACGCAGTGTCTTCTCGAATGTTATCCTCTGCCAGTTCCAGAATCCCATCCATCGCGAATCCGACGTAACTGTTTTCTCCGAGTCCTTCCACGATCTTTCTAATTTTTTCGATTGCCTGTCTTTCCTGATCTTTCGTTGTCATGCCTGCTCCTCCTATATCTCATCAATAATTGACATCAAATCACCGCACTGTCCGTATGCTTCGTCGAGCATATCAATGTATTCCTCCATCTGCTGTCCCTTTTCTCCGTACTGAATACTTTCCGGGAGGTTGTCGTGAGCCTCCTGCTCTTCATCCTTCACGTTCTCAATGATTCCCTGTGCCTTCGCAATCAGTTCAGATGCCTCCTGAAGCTGTTTCCTTCTGATCTTATTCATTTTCTTCTCTCCCTTCTTTCATGAGCCAGATGCTCTCATCCTCGCTGCACACTCCGAAGTATTCATCTGTTCTTGTGAAGAAAAATTCAATTCCATAAAACTGCTTGATTGCCAGTTTGAACACTTCCCATCTGTCCTGACAGCTTCTGCAAGTGTTGTCCCAGTATTTGAAGCCGAGTCCCTGATCTGGATTTCCGATTCCCGGTGTTGCTTTTCTTCTTTCGTCAATGGCCTTGTCCCATGTGCGAATAGTTTCTTCTAATTCGCCGCCCATTTCTGTCTTCATGAATTTCTCTTTATTCAGTTTCATGTCTGTTCTCCTTTTATGTACTCCCCGGCATTTCCGCCGGGGCCTGTTCTATGCAGTCAGTCCTGCCTGCTTTGCCATCTGCAATCCGATCATGATTCCTTTAATCTCACGCTTCTCGCCGCTGGTCAGTTGCTTCAGCAGTGAGATCATTTCCTCGATGTCCTTTGTCTGGTTCTCTAATTCCTTTCTTTCGGTTTCAAGTGCTACTGCCATGTGTCTTCCTCCTTTCTTCTATGCTGTTACTGGCTCATAATCTTCGAGCAGTTCCTTCAGGTTTGCTTTTCTCCAACGATGGAGCCGTCTGTCTCCGGTGATGTTCTTCACTGGTTCCGGGAGCGGTTCGCCTGTAATGACGTTTCTTTCCCAGTACAGATACTGTTTTAATGAATTGTGATAGTGTCCATCGTTATGCACTTCTATGTATTTGTTTGAGTTCCTTCGATTTCTGTATACCTGAATCGTTGTCACTGTTGTTGCCTCCTTTATGATGATGTGTGTTTATCTGTGCCCTATGCCTACATTATAGTGCCCTATGCTCACGTTGTCAACTCTTTTTTGTCCCCTTTGCCAACTTTTCTGATTGACTTTCTTTTTATGCAGTGGTATTCTTTGTTTAGAAAGGAAGGTGAATGCAATGACGCAAGGCGAGCGTGTAAAAGAGATCAGAACCGTTCTTTCCTTAACGCTTGAAAAATTCGGTGAAAAATTAGGTGTTGGAAAGACGGCCATTTCTAAAATAGAAAAAAACGAACGATCTCTCACTGACCAGATGGCGAAATCCATCTGTCGTGAATATAACGTGAATTATGACTGGTTAATGGATGAGGATGGAGAGATGTTCTCCGATCTGCCGCAGACTGTTCTTGATGAACTCTGCTTGCAGTACGAACTGGATGACCTCGACCGATTCATCGTCGAGTTATATGTCGGACTTCCGAAAGATGTGAGGGATGGCATAAAAGCGAGGGCGAAGGACCTTATTCAGAAAAGGAATACTTCAGAAGAGAAAAAATAAAAAAGGGAACCCATCTGGATTCCCTTCTCTTCGTGTCGGCTACTGATATATGTATATGTACTTGATAAACTCATATATTCTCTTCAGGAGAGTTTCAGAGTCTATCTTGTTCAGCAGTCCGATTATTTTCTGCCGAATATCCATTTTCATCGCCTCCTTTTGAAAATATTACCATTTTTTTCAGGCTTCGTGAATGGGTTCGGCTCCCGTTTCCGTAATTACGGAAATCGTTCTGTGATCTGCGCATCATCGCAGCTCATGTGATATACTTATTTATATTCAGAGTCATAGAGAGCACTGATCTTCGTGTCAAGCGCAATCGCTATGGCTTCCAGTTGCCGGAGCGTCGGAGATGTCAGACCGTTCTCAATCGTATTCAGTGTCGTTTTGCTGATTCCGGTCATCTTTTCCAACTGCTTCAGTGTTACATTTTTTTCAGTCCTTGCCTGCCATGTCAATATTTCCATCATTTCCTCCTTGTGGTGAACTATTATGTATTCATCCAAGAGGTTTGAAGGATGGCAAGGAAAAATTTTATGTGGGGTTTGCTATGAGAAAATATGATAAATGGATAACTTTGTTCGGAGGATGGCTCGGCATTCATCGGTATCTTTCCGGTGAGATTGGAATGGGCCTGCTTTACACATTCACCCTCGGCGGATGTTGTGTCGCATGGCTCCATGATGTGTATGTTGCCTTTGCTCCTCCTGCTGCCATATGGCGAAGATGGTCTGATGTGTCTGGTGAGGCGGCCGAAGCACGGAAACGTCGTGCTCTGGAAGGTGAACTCACTCCTGTTCGCATTTACCCTGAATCGAAGAAGGCGGTCTTTGCAGGTTCTGAAGGTGGACGCTATCACACCACCCTAACGAAATGTTCCTGCCCGGACTTCCAGAAAAGGAAAGTCCCTTGTAAGCATATGTATTTTCTTGCTCAAAAATGCAATATAGAAATCTAAGCATAGAAAAAGACAGTCCCTGACAAGAACTGCCTTTCCCCATCGTTTCCTATGCAGTACATAACTTCATAGAATACAGATTCGCAACCTTTATTCTACCACGAAGTTGTGCTGCTGCATAGCTTTATTTTTTTACGCTTTTTTACGGCAGAAAGAAGGTTTTTTATGAATAGTACATACTTCAGACCGCAACCGGAACTCTTCGGCCTGCGTGTTGTTAAATATATACGTTGTTCCCATGACGGTCAGGTCCTTCATGGTGACACTCTGGAAGCGCAGGACGCTCTCCTCGATGAGTTCATCGAAGTGAATCGCATGGTGCTGGTTGACACTTTCATCGACGAGGCCCTGACTGCCCGGAAGAAATTCACTCGCCGGAAGGAATTTGTCCGCCTTCTTGATGGTGTCCGCTCTCGCAGCTTTGACATGATTCTGTTCACAAAACTTGACCGTTGGTTCAGGAACATCGGAGACTATCACAAAATTCAGGAGATACTTGAAGAGAACGGAGTCCAATGGAAGGCGATCACAGAGTCCTACGACACCACCACCACAAACGGCCGTCTGCACATCAACATCCGTCTGTCCGTCGCGCAGGATGAATGCGATCGTGACAGTGATCGAATCAAAGACGTATTCGCATACAAACTGAAGAATAAAACCTATCTTTCCGGCTCCCTTCCTCGTGGTCTGAAACTAGATGATGAGAAGCACGTTATCATTGACCCGGAGTGGAAGCAATTTGCTCTTGATATGTTCGATCATTTTGAGCAGACCAATTCCAAGAGAGGGACATTGCTCTATCTGAAAGAAAAATACGGAATCTATTTGTGTTATGACACTATTTCCCGGAATCTTCGCAACTCTCTGTATAAAGGGATGTATCGTGATGACCCTGATTTTTGCGAGCCTCTAATCGAGCCAGAGCGATTCGACCGTATTCAGGTTTTAGGAAAACGGAACGTGCGTCAGCGTTACTCTAACCGAACATATATCTTCACTGGACTTCTGATCTGTTCTTCCTGCAACCATTATCTTGTAGGCCAGACAACTCACCGAACTCTTTCTGACGGAACCGAAAAGCACTATCCGTCGTATAGGTGCAATCAGAGGTATCAGTCACATAGTTGTGATCGGAGCCGCAGTTATCGTGAGGATTATGTCGAAGAATACCTTCTCCAACATATCCGCCCTGCTCTGTCCGAGTATGTGGCAGAATACGAAGTGACCGGAACGAACCCTGCTCGGAAGAATCCTGCTGCTGAAGCTGCGAAGATACGAACTAAGATGCAGAAACTGTATGAACTGTACATGGATGACTTGATTGATCGTGATACATATAAAAGGGATTATTCCGCTTTTCAGGAGAAACTGAAAGAACTGGATTCCGTTGTTGTTGCTCCTTCTCGTGATCTTGCTGATCTGAAGAAGCTACTTGAACAGGATTATGAGGAGATATACAGAACATTTTCTCCGCAGGAGAAGAATGCTTTCTGGAAGTCCTTCGTGCAGTCAATCACTGTTCACGAGGACGGAGAAATGGATATTGTTTTTTTATGATCTTGTTTCTACTAACTACGCACCGCCCGTCGGCTCGTCGGCCAGCACAATAGCCGGTTTGGTAATCAAGGCGCGTG